CTACTCCTTCTCCAACGGGACGAATAAGTGCCGACGCATTGCTCAGGCCCGTTCGGCACGGGCCAACTCGTCGTACCTGCGGTTCCCGGCAGCTTCGGCATCCTCGACCCCGGAGCGGGCAATCGGCGTGGCATCATCGTCGTCCTTCACGGCGGGATCGGCACAAGTCCGGGCACTGTCCCCCAACCGACACCATCGGACACGCTCTCGCTCGACCTCCAAGGAGACGGCTGGATCGTCTTTCAACCAGCAGCCCCCGAGGACTATGTGTTTACTCCCGGCCCGAGCTATATGGGCGCTCTTTACAACGATGTCTCCAACGACGCCGGGCACGGGTCGCGCTACCAGGCCACTTACCTCGAGCAGTGGGATCATCTCATCGACTATTTCCGTCGCACTTACGGCGGTACGCGCCCTGTCGGTGTGTGGGGTGGTTCTGACGGGGGGTGGAAGGCACTGGTCACCGCAGTCAACCGCTCGGTCATCGGCTATCTTTCAGCCATCCCCGCGTGTCTGTGGGAGAACATCGGGCCGATATGGACCGGCAACGGCGTGTTCTCGAACCTGTCATGGACCGGCATGGACCTCAACGCGACGTACATGAACGCGGTGACCGTGCCGGGCATCATCCAGTACGGCACCTCTGACAACGCGGTCGGCTGGGCCGCGACGACAGTTGCCGCAGGATCCAACGGAGTCGCCGTCTCGACCTTCGCTGGCGCGGGAACCCTCAATGTGGCCGCATCGACCAACATGGTCGTCGGCCCGCGGGTACAGGTGACCGGGCTGACTGGTGGCACGGGGTCCGCAATCATCGCCTTCACCGGGACGGGCTCGGGCACGCTGACAGGTTGTACGACCGTCGCCGGCTCGGGCACGTTGAACACCAACAACCCCGTCACGCAGAACTGGACCGACCAGATCATCACCAACGCCGTCAATGCCGGCCAGCCCGTCACTCGACGGGGCGTGGCCCAAGGTCATGTGTTCACGTCGACTGATGCCGCAGCGTTCTTCTCCTGGGTCCAGGCCAACCTCGACCCGTCCTACCCGGTAAGTTTCTGACATGGCCATCGGCCGTATTGTCGACGTCTCCTCGAACGACCACAACAATCTTCCCCCCGGTGTCGGGCCGCCGATCGACTGGGTGGCGGCTAAGAACAACGGAGTCACAACAGCCATCGTCAAGGCCACACAGGGGACGAGCTACCTGAACCCCTGGTACGCCACCGACGCTCTCCAAGCTCGAGCGGCAGGCATCGACGTGCTCGCCTACCACTTCTGTGACTTCACCAATGCCGGCGCCGAGGCGCAATGGTTCATGTCCAACGCGGGCTCGCTGGCCGCGGTGGGCGACTTCGAGACCTCGACCAACGTGGCATGGATGCGAACGTTCCTCCAGGCCCTCGGGCGGCCCTGGGATCAGTGCGTGGGCTACGGCTCGGCGTCATCCTTCCGTAGCGTCTACCAGCAGATCCCGGCCCTGCCGTGGGTGGCCGCCTACGGCCAGGGCTACCCCGGCTGGGGGGTCATGTGGCAGTTCACCGACAACGCTCAGATACCGGGCATCCCGACCGCGGTGGACGAGTCGAGCTGGCACGGCTCTCAGATCCAATACGACACGCTTTTCGGGGTCTACGCTCCACCAGGACCGATCGAGGAGGATGACATGGCATCGCTCTACGTCACCAACAGCGCCGGCACCGGGTTCGTCGTCGCCCAGGATCTCTCGTCCAAGACGGGCATCGTGGACGGGGCCGACGCCGCCGCCCTGATCGCCACCGGGCTCTACACGGCGGTCAAGATGACTGACGCGCAGATCAACGCCATCCCGAACGCCCACTAGGAGGATCCATGAGCTTCAACTTCGACACTCAGCGTGTCTCGTCCATCGTCCGCCAGGTGCTCGCCGTTTGTGTCTCGATCATCGGCGTTCTCAGCGCCAACGGCACCATCCTCGGCTCGTTGCCGGCGTCGGTCAAGGCAATCCTGACCGCCTTTGCTCCCGTTCTCCTGGTCATCGAGCACGTCGTCAGCGACCCCTCGACAGGGACTCCCCCGCCACCGCCACCCACCATCCCTCCCCGCCCATAACCTCACTGTCATGGTCTTGGGGGTGACCACAACCGATCCGATCGCAGATGTCATCTTGGGGGCGGGGTTTGCCCTGACGCTCTACCTGGCGCTTCGCAACGGCCACAAGACTGTCAAAGCGGCCGACAAGGTATCGGACAAGGTGGTGGAGGCAACCGCCAAGGTCGATGTCGTTCACGCCCTGGTCAACAGTCAGCTCGACCGGGCCATCGACCGCAAGGACGTGGCTGAAAAGCGGACGGCCGTGCTCGAAAAGGAACGCGACCAGCCCAACGGCTAACCTCGGCTCGGAGATCCTGCTCTGTTCCCAACACCAAGCTGGATCCAGCAATCGACCCCGGGGCCGGATACCTCGGGGTCGGTTCGCGTCTGATTTGTCTGCGCCTTGTGACACCCCCCGCGTACACTGAACGCGGGAACAGGGCAAGGAGGCCGTGTGAGTATCGAGATATTGGCGGATCTGGACGAGATCCAGCCGTCATCGGCCGAATGGCTCAAGCTCCGCAAGCTGGGCATTGGCGGCTCCGACGCCGGGGCCATCTGCGGACTGAACCCACGGCGCACGCCCTACCAGGTATGGGCCGAGAAGGTCAACCCGTCCGAGCCCGAGGACTACGAATCCGAGCCCCAGCGGTGGGGCAAGCTGCTCGAGGCGCCCGTCCGCACTGAGTTCACCGAGCGCACGGGCATCGAGGTCCACCCGTTCCCCCGCATGGTCCGTGACTCCAACCTCCCGTTCATGTTGGGCAACGTGGATGGCCTGACGGGCCCAGCCACCAAGATCGACGGCATCTATGAGGGCAAGACCACCCGGTTCGCCGACCAGTGGGCCAAGAACGACGACGGATCGGTCAATGTCCCGTTCCCCGCCCTGATCCAGGGGATGCACTACCTGGCCGTGTTCGGGCTCGAGCGGGTCCACTTCGCCTGCCTGATCGGCGGCCAGGAGCTCCGCATCGCCGAGGTCGAGCGTAACGATGCCCTGATTGCCGATCTCATCGAGATCGAGGAGGCGTTCTGGCAACGGGTGATCGACCGCGAGCCGCCCGAGGTGTCGGCCGACGACGTCGGCACCCTCAAGGCCCGGTGGCAGCCCGAGGTGGGCAAGACGGTCGAGCTCGTCCCGACCTTCGGGGCCGCTCTCAAGGCCCGGGCCAAGCACAAGGCTGGGATCAAGCAGCTCGAGGAGCGGGTGAACCAGATCGACGCCGAAGTCATGGCCGCGATGGGGGACGCCGAGGAGGCCACGGTCAACGGCCGGGTCGTCGCCACCTGGAAGAACCAGACCCGCAAGGGCTACACGGTCGAGGCCAAGACGTTCCGCAAGTTCAGCCCGAAGGAGACGACTGATGACAACGACTGACACCACCAGCCTCGCCGACATCCTGGCGGCCAAGAAGGCCGACCTCGTCGTCATGCCCGAGGTCATCGAGATTGAGGCCAACGAGCATGGCGAAATCGTGTCGGTGGCGGCCACGGAGGTTTCGCCAACCGAAGGAGGGGATTCGTCAGCCCTCCCCGTGGTCGCCCCGGCACCTGTCGAGGTCCGCTACCCCGAGGTCCCGCCCAGGGTGGTCGGCGGGCTGCCGTACATCCGTGACTACGCCAAGCTGGCCAAGACCATCTGCCAAACCGAAATGGTGCCTGACAGCCTCAAAGGCCGCTACGACGCCATCACGGCCGTATTCATGGCGGGCTATGAGCTGGGCATGGGCCCGATGCAATCGCTCAACAGCTTCGACATGATCCAAGGACGACCGTCCCTTAAGCCCGAGGCCATGCGGGCCCTCATCATGGACAAGGGCCATTTGTTCGTTCTCGGCGAGGGTGAGGGATACGCCGAGGTCACGGCACGGCGCAAGGATTGGGGAGCCGATTTCCCCACCCAGGTCTATCGCTACGACCTCGGCGACGCCGCCCAAGCGGGCCTAGCTGAGAAACCGAACTGGAGAAAAATGCCCCGTGACATGCTGGCCGCTCGAGCAACGGGTGGCGCTGGCCGGCGCTGGTTTGCCGATGTCATCGCCGGCATGTCCTACACAACCGAGGAAGTCCGAGACTTTTCCGGGCCTGAACAGGAGGTAACGCCATCACCGCCCACGCCATCCCCGACACCTCCGTCCGATGCAACGCCAAAGGCTGCGGACGAGTCCCGTGGTCGGGAGCCCCAGGACTCTACGCCTGCTATTACGACCGACCCGCCCAAGAGGCCCCGAGGACGCCCCAGGAAGGCGACGACGCCCCCCAAGGATGCACC